GCAGTATCCCAGTTACTAGAGTTATTCGTAGTGGTGTTCCAAGAGGAAGCAGTATAAACGGGATCAGTCTCTGTGTAGCTTGTGAGATATCCAACAAGAGAATGGTCACCCCACCCGACTGCTATATCCCAGTTAGTTGAGTTATCGGTAACGATACCGTACACGCCCGCAGCGGTGCGCTTGAGAATACCGTTAGAAATGAAATCGCCGTCTACAACAACATCCGTATGCGATGTCTCAGAGGTCAGATATCCAACAAGAGAATGATCACCCCAGCCGTATGCTGTATCCCAGTTAGTTGTGTCTGTGTTTGTAATTGTATAGGCTTCTGATGCAAGGAAGGCACTAGCACTTGTAGCAGCATCAGCCGCACTAGAAGCAGCAGCACTAGCACTTGCAGCAGCGTTTGTTTCGCTTGTAGCTGCGTTTGTTTCAGAGGTTGCTGCATTGCTTGCAGAGGTAGCAGCGTTAGAAGCACTCGTAGAGGCTCCAGATGCACTTGTAGCTGCGTTTGATTCTGATGTAGCAGCAGCACTAGCAGAACTAGCAGCGGCTGTCTCAGAGGCAGCAGCGTTGGTCTCAGATGTACTTGCATTTGTAGCAGATGTTGCAGCCGCAGACTCTGAAGCAGCAGCATTGGTTTCTGAGGTAGCAGCATTAGATGCGCTTGTAGAAGCCTCTGATGCTTTTGTAGTGGCTGTTGCTGCATCGTTTGATGCACTAGTAGCACTAGAGGCAGCATTTGTCTCAGATGTAGCTGCATTGGTTTCTGAGGTAGCTGCATTTGTTTCAGAAGTAGAAGCAGCACTAGCAGAGTTTGCTGCATTCGTTGCTGAAGTTGCGGCATTAGTTGCTTGAGTAGTCGCTGTGCTTGCTGAGGTACTAGCTGAAGAGGCAGAACTAGCAGCATTGGTTTCAGAAGCAGCAGCAGCAGTTTCGCTTAAAGCGGCAGCAGCTTCACTCGCAGCAGCAGCGGTTTCAGAAGCTGCGGCATTAGTTTCACTTGTACTTGCATTGCTTGCAGAGGCAGAAGCAGAAGAAGCAGAAGAAGCAGCATTGGTAGCGGATGTACCAGCAGTAGTGGCAGAGGTTGCTGCATTAGTGGCAGAAGTGCTTGCGGCACTAGCAGATGTAGAAGCAGATGTAGCAGAACTTGCAGCAGCAATAGCAGCAGCTTGTGCGTCTGAACTTAACTCAGTAATTTGGTTAATGGTAATGTCATTTGTAGCATCACCAGCACCACCATCACCACGATATATTGCCATTTATACACCTGCACATTGTAATCTTTTAAATGTAAAAACAGGGTACTCACCTAAAAGGCTTTCCCCCGTAGTATTATAGATTAGCCGTTTACGGCAATTACAATGGCAGACTCAGGACGCAGAACCTGTACGCCATACAAAGTATCAGCAGTCATCAGGTCACCCAGATACTCTTGCTTGTACTGAGTTTGGGTACGAACACCCAATTGCTCTGCCAAAACAAAAGCGTCTTTATGGCCGAAGATAGCACCTTTTACATCTCCACCAGCAGCGTTATCAGCAGCGGTTTCAATGATTGGACAGTTGCTTGAAACGTAAACGTCTACGCCATACAGAGTACCAATCTGACCATTCATTACACCACGGCCATCAACAAAGTCGCGGCTGTTGTAGCGATCAATACCCATGATGGTATTACGAACGGACGGAGGAACAACGATAAAGCGGTTGTCCATAGGTACGTCAGCATCATCCAACTGTTGTACTGCATCACGGAATGCCAGATCAGTAAACAGATCAGTAGTGGCTACAGTGTCAACAGCATAGGCTGCCAAACCGTTCGCAGCATCAATGTAGAACACATTGCTGTGAGTCCAGTCAGAACCATCACCATCACCCAAAGACTTGCCCAAAGTAAACAGGTCATCATCAACTTGTTTAGCCAAGGCATAGCCAGCATCTTGAGTATAGAATTGACGCAAAGAAGGTTGTGCTTGTACGTCAGTAATGTCTTCAATCAAACGAGAATACTCGTAGTGTTTGTTGATTGAAACAGATACTTCAGACTCAGTAGCAGCAATCAGTGTAACCTGAGATGAAGCAGACTTAGCAGAAGCAGAGCCACGGGTAGGTTTGGGGATATGAATGGTATCACCCTTCTTACCAACGTGGGACATTTTGTTTACAAGGTTAGCCAGTACAAGGTTGCGCTGGTATGCAGCAACAATTTCATCAGACCAGATTTCTGGAATGAATGAAGCTGCGGTTGTGTTTGTTACGTGGTCAGTACCAAGTGCCATGATTAAATACCTTTAAAAGTTTGGATTATTTAACCCTCTTTTCTGCATAGGCTTTTTGATATTCGTCGATATTAGCCATATACTTTTGAGGGTTGTTCTTCATTAAATTAACTAGATCAGTACGACGATAGACTTTACGAGAAACAGGCTCAGAAGAACCTCTCCCACCAGTGCTGGCCGCTTTACGCTGTAACTTACGATCTTCTTGATTAACACTATTGGCTTTCTCTACTGCACCTTTGATTTCTTTCCAATTGTCCAGCAGTTCCATAGCGGCATTCAGATCGTATTTGTCAGCACGTTGTAGTAGTTCGGTGCGAACTTGAGACTTACTTACCCAGTCAATAAAGTTTGCACTTTGTGCAATCTCCATAAAGTCTGGGTGTTTTGTCTCCAAAGTTTTCAGGATCTCAGCTTGATGTTGTTTAGCAAGGAGCTCCTTCATTTGCTTAATTGTTGCACTGTTCTCTACAGAACGGTTTACAGCCTCTTTAGGATTCTCATAAAAATCAAAATCTTCCTCTTGATCTTCTACTTCTTTACCACTTTTACTTTCGTCGAGCTTCACCTTGAGCAAGTCATCAACTGCTTTGCGTAGTTCTCCAACCTCTGAGCTTTGGCGACCAACAAGTCTTTCTGCTTCTTGGTGCATACGCACCACTTCCTCAAGAGACTTCCCTTTGTACTTATCGGGAAAGTCATCTTTTACAGATTCTTGTTCTTCTGAGAAGTTATCAACATCACTTGTTGCTTCTTCGGTCACTTCGTCAAATGGGTTAACAAACTCTTCGCCATCTTGCAAGTCAAATTCTTGGTTATCAAGAGGGTCTACGATTCTAGTCATTTAATAAATTCTCCGTACTTTAAAAGCATTGTGAAGATTGTGGTTAGTGTTTTTTAGCGGCTCTTTCATGATCCCTTACCCATTTCATATTAGCCCCTGGAAAGGTATGATCTAGCTTAAAGGATGTTCCTGAGATTATCCGCTTATTGTTTGAGCCACATTTTGAACAGATTGATTCCCTTACTTCTGAATCAGTATACTGTTCTTCCTTGTGGCCCTTCTCACAGAGAAAATCAAACAAACGTCTCATTGCTTGTTTCCTCCTGTAAAAAAAGGACATAACTATTTTTGATTGAGTCCTCCCAAGACAAGACCATGCGAAGCACATCCAATCTTCCTTGGGCCAGATGGAGATCCCTAGCATCACTAAGGCTTTCTATTTTGATTGAATCAGAAAATTCTTTTAGTTCATCGAGCAACTGCATCCAACCTTCTTGTTGGAACAGGTCAATATAGTTCTCGTAATATTTTTCAACATCCATTATCTACTCTCATATTATAACACAAATGAATAGGTATGTCAATTAGCATAACTGTTAGTTATCACTAGTTTTTCTCATCTGCATCTCAACCATATTTTCCTTTACATCGATTTCCTTTTCTTTTAATTGTAGCTTGGCGTATTCAACCAACTTCTTAAACTCATCCATTGGCATGTTATTAGACATGGCAGAAATACGACGAGTCTCTTCTTCAATTGGCAGTAGTTGTGTCTCAACATTGTTTTGTTGTACACGACTAACAATCTCAGCAGTTTGTGCTTTAATATTTTCAAGCTGTGCCATAGCAGATTCCATCTGCAATTGTGTTTGTGCTTGTTGCAACTGCTGTGCCTGTGGATCTGGCTGTTGTTCTTGTTGAATTGCTGCAAGGATCTCTTCACGATTAGAGATAGCCATGTTGTCAATGACAGCCATGACAAGCATTGAGTACATTGGAGTGCCCTGTTGCATAGTTTGCAATAGTTGAACAAGCTGTGTAGTCTCATATTCACGAGCAATAATGCCAAGAGAACTGGTTGCTACAAACTTATAGTCTTTAACAGGGTACAGTTCAGGTACAAACTGCATATAACGACAAGCTGCCTTTTCTACGAATGGAATTAAAAAGTTCTCTTGGAAGTTAATCAGAGTGCGCTTGTGTCGTTTGATGATTGCACTCAAACCCATTGAGATTCCAGCAGCAGTGCCCTCTCCATTAATGGATGCAGGGATACCAGCAGAGTCAATAGCACCAGTTGACTGTTGCACCATCATTTGTAGCTGTTGTGCCTGGCTGAATGTCACCTGATCCAAAGAACCAAACTTAAATGGTTGCAGGATCTCAGAGGGGTTTCCATTTGTAAGGAATGTTTTACCAGGGCGTATGTCTAACTTAGCACCACGAGGCATACGAGAAGCGTCAATAGCCATCATTGGGTGTACAGTCAGGGCAAGAGCATCAACCCTAGCACGAAGTTCTGTATCAAGTGCTTTCTGGCTGTTGTATGCCTTCTCACAAACACCACGACCCCAGAAACGAGAAGGAACAACATCCCACGAAAAGGCTACAACAGGGCGATCCTGTTTCATGTAGGGATTCTTTTCTAATTTAAGGATTGTTGATCCATTTGCAATAACAGCAATTACTTCTACATAGCTTTTTTCAAGGTCTCCCTCTTCCAAGATATCAATTGTTATTGATTCTTCTTCTTCTTCCCCCTCTTCGTATTCTGTCTCACGAATAACAATAGGGTCTTTAAGCAGCTCTGTTGGGACTAAACCAAAATATTTAGTTAGACGTACCATCCCTGCTTCGTAAACATTGCTTATTTTACTTGCATCCTCTAGCTCTGGGTCAGACGGTATACAATCAAAGTCAACGTCTAGGTAAATACCACTGTCAATTCCTTGACGAATAACATGCTCTGGAACCATTTTGTCAATTGCTACACCAAGAGCATCATCAATATTAGTAGCAAGAGGATCAATCAGGAAATTTTGTGGCATAACAGGGTCAAGACGTACTAGAACCCTGTCCTTTTTTATTACACCAACGGCTTGCATTTGCTGGTCTGGCATCTCTTGTGTTGCTGGGACGAGTTCTATTACCTCATCCAACATAAGCTCACCAATACCAGTACCAAATACAGCAGCATTAATCAAACACTCAGCTACAGAACTGCGAGTCTTGGCAAAAGCCATGTCTTCTGTAAGTTGTTTCTTAAGAAAAGATACGTCACCCTTGTTTGGGTCTTGTAAATCATCACGGATATCAAAGAAGTTACCACGACCAAAAGTAGCCTCCTCTATCTCAGCAACGGAAGACTCAACGGCCTGCTGTGTAGCGGGGGAAATAAGTTTAGAACGCTCAGACAAACGCATAGAATCGCTTTGATCCCAGATCCCACGCCATATACGATAGTATTCGTCAAAGCGTCCAGCATAGTTTGTCTGGAAATGGTCTCTCCAGCCCTCACATTTATCCATGATCCATGCTTCGGGTGTTGTTTTTGTGCTGTAATCTTTACTCATTATTCTACCTTAAACTTATCTGATTTAACTCTGTTTTAATCAATAACCAGCTACTTCATCAAAAACTTCGTAGGTATCTTCTCCCTCAAATTCATAGTTGTAGGCTACCTTAGCCAACTGGTCTATGTAGGCAAGAGAATCAACTAAGTCATCATGTACTTGTGGGTTTGGGAATTGAAACAATTGATCTAGGAACTCTGTGTTCCAGTCTGCTTTGTTAATTGTAATCATCCCGTGTTCAAATCTCCCTTGCAAAGCAGCAACAATACGGTCAACCTTCTTTTTGTTACCATGTGTTAGCTCTTCCACACGAAAGAACTTACCACGCTTCTTCATCATATCAGTCAGAGGCGACATGATTGCCTGTCTTGAAATACCTTTCTCAATACCTACTGCAATAGGATCATACTTAGCCACTGCACCAAATATCTTTTCTGCTGTTTGTTCAAAAGTCCAGCGCCCATAGATAATGTTATCTACGTACCAACCACTAGTGCCAACCTTTACAACAGCAATTGATGTATTGTCTAGCCTACTTGTTCTTGTTCTCTTGGTTGCATCATCAAAACCAGCCATGTCAATGGCGATGTAGTAATCACCCTCTTCCGGTGCTTTGTCATCAACACTAACCCATTCCTCTTTAAAGATCTCAGAACCCATAGCCTCAAAGGAAGCCATAAATTCTTGACGAAAAGCAAAAGACGACATGGATTGTTTTGCCATGTTGATCTCTTCTGGATCAAGCATTGGGTTATCATACGAAGTAAAATGCCATCCTTGATGGGTTGTATCTTCGCCCATACAGGCATATTGATACAGATCATAGAAGTGGTTACGACCCATTGGTGTACCAATAAACATAGCTGAACCTTTCTGGTCAGCCAGTGCAGGTCTTAGGATTTGTTCCCAGACGCTTGGTTTCATGTCTGCATATTCATCCATGACCAAGAACTTCAGAGACACACCCCGCATTGTCTCTGGTCTGTCTGCCCCTTTTAACGAAATAGTAGCACCGTTAATCAGGGTGATTTGTAGATTGTTAATGTGACTGCTCTTAACAACTGGGTGTCCTACCTCAAGTAGGGTCTGCCACATAATATCTCTAGCCTGTCCCTGTGTAGGGGCAACATAGAACACATGACCAGACTTAACCTGCAAGGCATAGAAGATAAGTTGATAAGCAGCCAGTCTGGATTTACCAGTTCTTCGTCCGGCAGCTACAACTTTAAACCTTGCTTTGCTGTCCCAGACTTCTTGTTGCCAGGGTAGTAGCTTGATGCTTAGGTCAGTACTCAAATTAACAAACTCTCGCCTGGTTTAATTTGATCTGGGTTTGTGATCTCATTTGTATCAACAATTTCAGCAACAGTTTTACCTAGCTTTTTTGATATACTGTACAGGGTGTCACCTTCTTGTACAACATACTGATCCATACTTGGCATATCTGTATCATTGTTCTCTGAACCATAGCTTTTCATAGCTTGTGCTACAGCAAACATACGATCCTTAATGCTTTGTGGTGTATCCTTTGCTTTGTATTCTTTGTTATTAAGAAACTCTTTAGCAGCTTCTTCGTACTTACCCTCGTTAAACAAGAGCCTTGTCTTTGGACTACCACCAAGATCACCACGATAAGCAGATTGCACAAGTTCTGCTTTTAGTTCTTCTGGTAGCTTATCGTAATCTTTGATTAGTTTTCTTGTTAGATCTTCATGGTGCTTAAAAGACTCACCAAAACTCTTGTTAGCCCACTCTCCTGTTTGACCTACACCAAAAGTAGGGATCCCTTTCGTATCTAAATATGTCTCAGGAACAAATCCCTCAAGAACAACAACACGCTTTTCTATAGGGCTTAGTTTTCTACCCTCAAGTTTTTCTACTGCATTGATTGCATCATTACCATACAACACCCTTTTTTTATTTGTTGTTGGTGTTTGCTTGGTTTGTTCAGTTTTTGTTGGTGTTTGCTTGGTTTGTTCAGTTTTTGTTTGTTCTTTTTGTAGTGCATTCTGAAACAAAGATGCAACTGCATTTTCTTCTAAGTTGTTTGGTTTAACAAACGAAGGAATATAGTTCCGTGGATTATTTAGGATATCTTTTATGTTCACTCTGTCTCCTCATCACCTGGCATTAGGCTAATGTAGTCCCCTTCAATCGGTTCAGGTTCTCCTGTTCCTATGGTCTCTATCTCACCACCCACCCCAGTGATTGTAATATTAACACTAGCTTTTCCTGTTCCTGCTTTGTCTTTATCAAAGTACGAAAGAGGCATTAGACGATCAACAAGTAGTTTCCATGCTGCTGCTTGATTCTTATGTTCATCATCCAAAGCAGCATTAAGAATTGAGTCAAGAACCATTCTTGACTTAGGGGAAGCTAAGAGCCTTGCTTTGTATTCCCTGATTGCATCAGCATCACCAGTGGGTCTACCTATTGTTCCAGGCTTCTTGCGTTTAGTAATCTCAGTTTTCTTGGGCCTTCCTCTGCCCCTCTTCCTCAATCGCTGTTCCTTTGCTTCTGTACTATTTTTTCGTTCTTCCACTTTTTCTTTTAAAGTGGTCTCTTCTTTCTCAACTGGATTCTCGGACATTCTGATACTCTTTACCCTTAACGGAGAGACTATGATTCTACAAAATAAACAGGCATAGCTTTGCTGTCTATCATATCTAGGAAGATCCCTTAGCTTACTAAGTAATGTCTAGTGTGTTATATATTTATACTTGTTACTCATCTTAGTAACTTCTAAGGATAGTAATATTATATCATATTTTTAGACAAAAATCAATAGTTTTAACGAATAATAATATGACCAATACAGTTCTTTTGGTACTAGATATACTATCGCGTAGCGATCAAACTGTTTAAAAACTGTCTCACTACGTGAGCAGGCTGTTTAGATTCTGCTGTGATTTTCCCTGTCGTGTTGTTTTTTACAAAAATATATAATATAAACATACACTTGGACAGGGTTTCCTTATACCTTCTTTCGTCACTTACTCGTTAAATTAAATATGGAAAGATTGGGGCTTTTTCAAATTCACTCTTTTTTGTATCTAGGGTGGTACTACTACAAATCGCCAGCCCAATTCCCCCTCCCCGTCCCTTTATAAATAATCTAAATAGATTTATAAATAAAATTTATAAGTAATGCTAATGATTCTCATTACCAGGTAGTAAGTGGAAGGGTTAGGGTTGGTTCCCCATTGATCTATTACTTGTTCCCCATTGCATTGTTGCTGCACTACTATATAGAAACATCCCACCCACTATTCATGAAAGTTATGGGCACTATTGATAGGGATTATATTAAAACTATTGACACCAATCCCAACTGCCTTATACTGACCACATCAATCAATCAATCAATGAAGGTGACATTATGAAATATTACGAGCTAATTGGTACAATCGAAGGTGATCAAGAGGTTCTCTTTGGTAGCTATATTAAAGGCGAGGTTGAAGAGGAAAAAGAGTGTGAGCAAACGACTTTGAGGTCGCAAGGCTATAGGGGCTTAAAAGTAGTAAGCCGCGAGGTTCAAGAGACTCCCGACTCTATGACATACTACGAAAGTGCACAAGGTACTACGATTACCCACAAGCGGGCTATTAAAGAGCTAAGGGATCATGGAATAACCGACCTAAAAGAATTCTATGCCGACCTTGGACGCAAAGAAACTTACCAAGCTAAAGCGGTACTCGTTTGGCTTGGATACTAAAATAAACTGATTGAGGACAGACACCATGAAAACAGCAAGCCCAAAGTTTAGCAAAGCCTCTAAAATGCCGTGCCGCTCGTGGTCACTTCAAGCCTTAGATACTTGCCCCGGATCCATTGGGGAGAATGGCGAGCTGGTAGCAGCTTGTTCAGGATGCTACGCAACTACGGGAAATTACAGATTCCCTAATGTGAAAGCACCTAGGCAGCACAATCGCGAGGATTGGAAGCATACAGACTGGACAGCGACCATGATCAAAGAGCTGGACAATGACCGCTATTTTCGTTGGTTTGATTCTGGTGATCTGTACAGCTTAGACTTAGCAAAAAAGATATTAGCGGTAATGAAAGCGACACCGTTGGTTAAACATTGGCTCCCTACTAGAATGTACAAATTCCAAAAGTTTGCTGGAATCTTGGCACAAATGGAAGCCTTGCCCAATGTTGTTGTTCGCAAGTCTAGTGACTCAATCACCGGAGAGACAATAGCGGGCCAGACCACCAGCACAATTATCGAGAGCGCGGATTCTGCAAAGGATGGAATGACCGTTTGCCAAGCATACGAGAGAGAAGGAAAGTGTGGCGACTGTCGCGCATGCTGGGACAAGGGGGCAAAGATCATTGCTTATCCAGCACATGGAAAGAAGATCGCAAAGCAATACAAAATAATTGCAAGCATCACCTTGTAGTACCATACTATAAGTATTAGACTTAACCACACAAAACGAGGATCTATACTATGAAAAACATAATTTCACTTTACGATTACACCGGAGAGGCCGTCAAACCTTGGGCTGAAGCTGGCTATACCTGCTGGTGTTATGACATACAGCATGAGGAGGGTGACGATTTCAAAACGATTACCTTTGACAGTGGCGGGACGATCAATTTTATTCATGCGGATTTGCATAACTATGAAACTTTGTGCGCCCTTGGTGATGCCTTTAATAATCAAGAGGTCGTTTTTGCAATGGCCTTTCCAGTGTGTACTGACTTAGCTGTAAGCGGTGCTAAACACTTTGCAAAGAAAGCAGAAGCAGATCCAGATTTTCAAACCAAGGCCGCACGCTATGCCGAATGGTGTGGGGAGCTTTTTGACAATTTGAGGGTCCCATACTTTATAGAAAACCCCGTTTCTCGCTTGGCTACACTATGGCGTAAACCGAACCACTCTTTTCACCCCTTTGAATATGGCGGTTACATTCCAGAATGGCAGGCAGCACACCCACAATGGCCTGAGTACATTCCACAGCGCGATGGATACAGTAAGAAAACGTGCCTATGGACTGGTGGGGGTTTTGTAATGCCAGAGAAAAAGCCGGTTGAGTGTGATTCTTTCGGTACATCTCAACAATTTAGAAAACTAGGCGGTAAATCAATGAAGACAAAAAACATCCGGTCGGCAACACCAAGAGGTTTTGCTACCGCTGTTTTTATGGCAAACAAGGGAATCTAAACTATGAAAAACATGACAGCACAAATTCTTATCGGATTATCACAAAGCCGCTTTGTTACCATTACTTTTATAAAGAAAGACGGGAGCATCCGCAAAATGAATGGCCGTTTTGGTGTACACAAAGGAACAAAAGGAAACATAGCAACAAGTGAACACGTACCAAACCTTGTTGTTTTCCGTGACGTACAGAAACAAGCATACAGGCATATAAACGTGGACACTATCTTGTCAGTAAAGGCAAACGGTAAGGTCTACGGAGTAAACTGAGACTTCAATTTAACCAAAGCAAGTGAGAATCTACGCCATGATTATTTTTAACTACCCAAGCAAAAAAGTACTGAAAGAAAACATCGGGCAACCTTTAGAGTATATTGAAACCAGTTTGTTTGGCCCTGAATATGTCAGAAACGGAACGATGTTTGGATCAAATCGCCCACATATAACCGGACAGGGGCGCGAATTTTTCGCTAAAGTAACAATGGAAGACGGTTTGATTGTGGGGGTGAAATAATGAAAACGGATTATCAAATAGCAAACCATGCCTATGGATGGGCACACTGTAAATGGGATGGGGAGTACATGGCACTGGGTGACCAGCTAAAGGATGAGCTGGTACAGATGTACTATCAAAAGAACACAGACTTGCTTGAGGAGGCTTTTCCCGCGATGGTTTATGCACTGGGTGCAGATCAGACACTAGAAGAGATATACAATCCAGAAAAAGAAACACGGCTGGCTGAGATTCTTCGTAATGTACTGTATACAGAAAGCGAAGACGCACTGAGGGAGATTTGTGAGACCTACTATCCTGAGATAGAAGGACAGAACAGAGACTAATGAGACAGGATAGAGACAAGCGAGGAAGAATTATGACTATCGAATCAAAAATACTGATTGCCCTGGCACTGATAGCCTCTGTCGCTTGGTGCTCATCGCAGGACACATACGAGGAACAACGTGAGGCCATGCACTATCAGAACATGGTATGCGCTGGCCACTGGCCCGATTACAAAAACCAAAAACCGGAGTGTATAAAATGAACAACCAAAAAACCGAACAGGAAAGGGCACTTAATCTGCTAGAACATACCAGCCATCTAATGGCTGCTGCAAAAACACAGAATGAGAAGGACCTGGCATGGTCAAAGAAAAGACTAGCAATGAAGGCTTGTGTTGATGCGGGTGTACCGTATCTAGATATGCTTGATGCCTACGTGGAAGGCTATAATAGAAAACTTAGAACGCTATAAGGAGATAAAAATGAAACTTGACATACTATTAAACATGCGGGGCTATGCACTGTCCCTTCTTCAAGCTGGCGTTATCGTTAGCTTGTACGAGGGGCCAATGTATCGTGCTGACTTGGCAAGGTTGATGGAGACAGATGACCCATCAGTAAGTAGAGCAGCGAATACGCTCATTGAGAAAGGACTAGTAGAAAAGAAGTACAAGGTAGAGAAAGCAGGCCAAGCAACAAAAACAGCACTGTTCGTTTTAACTGAAAAAGGCATGGGTATTTTTAAATGAGTATTCTAATAGACAAAATCAGAACCTGGCACCACGATAGAAACCTGGTGGACGGTTCAACGGATAAAGACCAGTGTCTAAAACTGGTACAGGAGGTAGGAGAACTATCAGACTCTATCTGTAAAGGACAGGATATAAAGGACGACATTGGGGACATTATGGTAGTGTTGATTAATATCTTAGAACGCAACGATATCTCATTGGAGCAATGTCTATTGGTTGCGTACCTTGATATCAAAGATCGTAGGGGAAGAATGGTTGATGGTATCTTCATTAAAGAGTCTGATCTAAACCAGCCTATACCATAACAGGTAGGGTAGCATAGGGTAACATGCTAAAGCCTGTTAGAACGCAATACAGAGCCTCTCAGGGGGACAGAATAGCATGATTGAAGGAACATAATACTATGATTGAAGGTAAAGGTAACTTAGATCACACTAAATGGAGTCCAAATGAATGTGTAATTCTATATGAGATACCAGAAGAGCTGCATTACATAGCATTCGTATCGGCTCAGATGGTAAACAAGTACATAAGATATAAGGTTATGAACAAAAACACTTGACAGAACAGAAGCAACGGTTGATACTTAACCCAGTATCTCCCATAGGTATATACTCATTAGCCCCAACCAGAAATGGAAGGGGTTTTTTTTTGAGATTAGATTATGAAATGTTGTGTTTGTGATTCAGAATTAAGTAATTACGAGGTAACACTCAAGTACCCCACAGACCATCCTAAGTCTGAGGAGTATCTTGATATGTGTACTGACTGTATTGTGGTGATTAACAAGAGTGCAGTTATTTGTAACGAATTACTTTAGTAATTATGGGTAATGGAAGAGTACCTTAATCCTTGTACTGATATTCTAGTATCAGTTGGCAGTAATGTATTGCTTTCTTAATATCTTCTGCACCATTCTTTGACTTATGTCTTGAGACGTACTTAATTACATTCCCTTCCAGGTAGTCCAAACTGTTTGCTTGGATATACTCTATTGGTTGTATAGCCATCTCTTTATAATGATCACCACCTTCCTGTTTGCTACTTGCTTTAGACATAGCTATGGCCTTATTAAGAATAATCTTAGAAGTTTCTAGGAAGTTGTTTGTTTCTTATTGTTTCTTTCTTATATCTTATTGGCTCTTTCTTAAAAGCATTATATCCACAGCCTAAAAACCTGTCAAGCATTTTCTTCGTTACTATTTCTTCGTTCCTTATAACGAAAGAATCTATAACTTTCATTGTCTTTTGTATTACCATTGTACACAGAACAACAAACAAGGAGATTACGAAATGAAAGATCTAATAGACGAATACAATGTAGTACAGGACTTCACAGCAGAGATGGAAGAAGCGTATTTGTTTTCTGATATCATGAATTATATCAAACTAAGTGGTTATGATCAGTTCAGAAACAAACTGAATGCCAAGATGGAAGAACACTACCTGGAACAAATGGCATCTTTTCTTCGTTACAAAGAACAGTCTGAGCAGGAGCTACACTAATGGGTGGCAAGTGTTTAAATAAGAGATTGTCATGTGAGTGTGGTAGTAGTGACGGAATACAAGTGTTTCTTCAAGACGATGGAACAGAAGATGGCTACTGTTTTGCTTGTGGAAAGTACTACAATGCATCTGATATCAATGGGAATCCAAAACCATACAGTTCAGTAGTTGTTCCTATGGTTAGACAGGAAACTAAGATGAATATTAATAAGATCAAGAGCTTACAAAGTTCTGAGATCGTAGATCGTAAACTGAGCAAGGACACAGTAGAACACTTCTCAGTAAAGGTTGAACACTCAGAAGAAACTGGGAAGATAATTAAGCATTACTATCCTGATACTCGTAATGGAGAGATCGTAGGATACGAGGTACGAGATGCCTTAGAAAAGGGATTTAGTGCAATAGGAGATCGTAAGGGAGACATAGATCTATGGGGTTCACACCTAACTAGCAGTGGTAAGAAGTTGTTTATCACTGAGGGTAGACTAGATGCTATGTCCCTGTTTCAATCCATCATTGAGAACAGACCAGCAAAGTACAGCAAGTACACACCAGCGGTTGTGTCCCTTACCAGAGGCGCACAGGGTGCAGCTAGTGACTTGATTAACAATCGTAAGTACCTAAATAATTTTGATGAGATCATACTTTGTTTTGACATGGATCAAGCAGGACAGAAAGCACTGAGGGACTGCATTAAGATTTTCCCAACCGCTAAGGCTGTTACTCTACCACTCAAGGATGCCAGTGATATGCTGGTGGCTGGTCGTAGTGCAGAGTTGTTTGACCTAGCTGTTTGGAATGCACAGCCTGTACGAATGGGCGAGGTTGTTGACGTAGTAGACGTAATAGAAAAGGCTATGGAACGCCCGCAGATGGGTATCCCATTTCCTTGGCCTACTGTAACTAGGGCTTGTTTTGGTATAAGACCCCACACCATTCATTGTGTAGGTGCAGCACCAAAGATTGGTAAGACAGATCACCAGCATCAACTGGTTCACCACCTGATCTTTAACGAGAAAGTCAGGGTTGGTATGTTTGACCTTGAGAACAGCCCAGTCAGGACAGCTAAGAAACTGGCAAGTAAACACGCTAAGGTAGACTTCACTAGACCTGACAAGGTGTATGATGATGAGCTATTGAGAAGTACGTTGTTGTCCATGAACGGAATGGTGCGGTTCTATGATCGTGGTGCAAGTAGGGATTGGGGCGATATTAGAACAGCAATACAGGAAATGCACTTGCTTGATGGCATCAATATCTTTATTCTTGATCCACTCACAGCACTGATATCACGTTATTCTTCGTCAGAGGCAAACGATAAACTGAATGAGATAGCAACGGACATGGCTGACCTGGTTCAGTCTTATCCTATTACTCTATTCTGTTATTCCCATGTAAACCCAAAACCAAAAGGTTCTAAACCACACGAATCTGGGGCTAAGGTATTGAGTAGTGAGTTTACCGGGTCACGTGCTATGGAGAAATGGTTTCACTATGGTCATGGGATTAGTCGTGATAGAACAGATGACTGCCCACAAGAAGAAAAGAACATGTCACAGTTTTATATGTTGTTTGATCGTGAGTACGGACAGACATACAATTGCGATGTGTTCTTTGATGAACCAACTGTAACTTACCTTGAACCTAAGAGGGGATGGCAATGAAAGATAAACTATATAATTTTGATGGCGCAGATTACCAGCCAGAAAGAGATCAAGATAGGCTATCAAAAGGTTTTGAAAGAGTCCGTGAGTTCATGGAAGGAAAACCACCAATGAGCGTTGAAGAAATAATGTTTTGTGCTGGAATGAAAAGTGCTAGTAGCACTAGTGCTATGATAAGAAACTTAAGAAAGAAAAAATTTGGTAGTAGAACAGTGGAAAGAACATACGTTTCCAATGGTCTGTATAAGTATCAACTGTTACATGAAGATAAAAGCAATGTCTGATTATGTGATTGACATAGAAACGGATGGGATAGATGCAACAAAGATTCACTGCATGGCTGTACAGAAAGACGATGGACACATTGAAGTGCACACCCTATATGATGATATGCGTAGTTTTCTTTCCGGTCTTAGCCCTGACGATAATATTATTGGGCATAACTTTGCCCGTTATGATGCTCCTGTTCTGGCTAGAATCCTTAAAATCAAAATACAAGCTAGGATCATAGACACCCTTGCTTTATCTTGGTACGTCTACCCAGAGCTACCCAAGCATGGCCTTGAAGCATGGGGTGAAAGGTTTGGAATTAAGAAGCCAAAGATTGATGATTGGGAGAACCTGACAACTGGTGAGTATTGTAGACGCTGTGTTGAGGACGTTAAGATTAACGCTGTTTTGTGGGAAGACCTGCTATCCTATCTTACAAAACTATACAACGATGAGAATCATGATAGGATTATCAAGTACCTGTCACTTAAGATGAAGTGTGCTGCGCTTCAAGAGAAGTCTAAGTGGAAGTTGGATGTTGAGAAGGCTAAGTCATTACTGTCTCAACTAGAACAGTCCTATCAAGAATCAGTTGAAGCACTTTCAGTTGTAATGCCAAGTGTTCCTATAACCAAAAAGAATAAGAGACCATCAAAGCCATACAAGATTGATGGTTCTTTGTCTGTTACTGGTGAGCGTTGGAAGAACATAACTGATGAAGCCGGTGTACTATTTGATACAGACGAGACCATCATAACAGCAGTTGGTAAAGAGCCACCAAATCCTGGTAGTGTTCAGCAAATTAAGTCTTGGTTAGAATCACTTGGCTGGAAGCCCCAGACATTTAAGTTTGCCAAAGAAACAAAAAAGGCTATCCCACAAATTAAGGGTAGTGATGGATCGCTGTGTGAGTCTGTGTCTAAGCTGGTTAAGAAACATCCAGAGCTATCTCACCTTGAGACTATGACTGTAGTTAAGCATAGAATAGGATTGGTAAAAGGGTTCCTTGATAACGTAGACTCAGACGGATATGTAAAGGCTGAGATACAGGGATTAACCAATACACTCAGGTTTAAACATGCTGTCTGTGTGAACATCCCATCAAGCCGTAAGCCGTATGGTGCTGAGATAAGATCACTACTTACAGTACGCAATGATGATTATGTTCTTTGTGGTTCAGACATGGCATCCCTTGAGGATCGTACCAAACAGCATTACATGTGGGACTACGACCCAGAGTACGTTAAGGAGATGATGACACCAGACTTTGATCCACACCTTGACCTTGCATTGTCTGCCAATGCTTTAACTGAACAGGAGGTTGCAGATTACAAGGATGGCATCCAACCAGAAGAAGTGGTTAGGATCAGACACATATACAAGGGTGGAAACTATGCTTGTACTTATGGTGCTGGGATAACTACCTTATCGCGTCAACTGGACATCAGTGAGCATGGTGCTAAAAGAATACACAAGGCATACTGGGATCGTAACTGGTCGCTAAAGGAGATAGCGAATAATGTAGGAGTAAGAAACATAGACGGAAAGCTGTGGCTATGGAATCCTGTATCAAAGATATACTACCATCTTAAAACTGATAAGGACAAATTCAGTACGTTAAATCAAGGCACTGGTACTTTCTGTTTTGATATGTGGGTTGCCTATATCATTCAGGAAAGACCTCAGCTTACAGCACAGTTTCACGACGAAGTAATCTTAGAACTGCACGAAACAAAACAAAATGATATAAAGGAGTTATTGAATAGGTCTATACAAAAAGTCAATACGTTGTTACACTTAAACCGTGAACTAGAGTGTGATATAAAATTCGCTAAAGATTATTCTGAAATCCACTAAGGAGATTGCCACATGGCTTTTGAAAGAAAAATGAGTCAAGAAGTTGGAAGCACCAAGTCTGAATACGCAAACTTAAAACCTGGTGAGCACGAAGGACGACTGCTTTATGTAGCTGATCTTGGTTTGCAAGAGCGTAACTATGCAGGTGAAGAGAAGCCACCATGTCAACAGGTCTCACTCTGTATTGAGATCTTAGATAACCCAGTTACCATTGATGGTAAAGAAGTACCACGTATTATGTGGACTAAGCCATTCAATATCTTTCGTACTATGTCTGGACTTGGCAAGGAGCTTGAATACTACAAGGCATTCAATACAACAGCAGAAGAAGATGATGTAGCTGATTGGGACTCTGTGTTGAATATGCCTTGTTTTGTTGTGGTTAAAAACAAACAAGTACAAGATAAGTTGTACGATGAGATTGTTAGTATCGCTCCCATCCCAGCTAAGTATCGTGATTCAGTTGGCAAGTCCTCTTTTACTGATCACTGTTCTGCTGGTGCTGATGACAGCGATAGCCCTGCAATCAAGTCTCTGTTTGGGTTGGCTAAGTACATTCATGAGAAGCGTATTACAGAGTCAAGTAAACCTACACTCAAGGAGGTGAAGTCAGAGGCGCACGAAGAGTTTGATGATGACATCCCATTTTAATTAACTTATGGGCAAGGATGCCCACATTAAAGATAACACTACGTACTATAGGATAATGAAGATGTTGAGCTTAGGTGTGTGGAATGAATACGATCAGCCAGTTAGTCATATTATGGGAAAGATAATTTTAGGTGAAGAGGTGTAATTCGCATGGCTATATATAGAGTAAAGCTAACCTATAAATATGTTGATTATGTAGACGTGGAAGCCGACAGCGCAGAGGAAGCAGAAGCAAAGGCTCCTGAGTTTTCGGAGGACGCTCAGTATGAAAGTTTTTACTACGCTGATGCGATCAAGATTAGCGACTAAAAGACTCTTCGCAGCGAACTGATTGCTGTTGTTATAACGCGAGGTGAGCAATGGAGTTTAAGCTAGGCGATTACGCAAAAATTATAGGCGAGAACCGAGTATTTAAAGTTTGCGGATTTACCGGAAAGGGCAGCATTGTAATCCCAGAGGGCTGGTTAGTTGACCAGGATGGTTTTTCGATTAACCCTAAGTTCTGTGTGAAGTACGAGGGGGCGACTAGCGCAATAGCGTTATAACTGCCCTGTGAAGTGGCTGCGCGTCGCAGTCCGAGCAGAGCGACTTACACGATTTGTTATTGGTGAAACTATGAAACTTCTGATTGATGGCGACCCTATTGTTTATCGGATAGGGTTTGCTTGCCAAAAGACAGACAAGAAAACAGGGTTGGTTTCGGCCGACCCTGATTCGTTTACGCTACATAGTTGTAAGTTGTTTGTAAATGGGATTATCAAGGATACGCAATGTGAATCCTATAAGATATTTCTAACTGGTAAAAACAACTTTAGACATAAGATTAGGAGTGATTACAAGGAAAACAGATCAGGCGCAAAGAAACCCTATCACTACGAAAATGTTAGGGCTTATCTAATAAAGCAATACAGCGCACAAGTTGTTGATGGGATGGAAGCTGACGATGCACTGTCTTTATCGCAGACTGAAGATACTGTCATAGCAACCATTGATAAAGACCTGCTAATGGTTCCTGGAATTCACTATAACTACGTAAAGAAGGAGTGGAAAGAGGTAACGGAAGAATCAGGTACTAGGTTTTTCTACACGCAGATGTTGACTGGCGACAAGATTGACAACATTATTGGGATCAATGGCATTGGCCCAAGAAAAGCTGAGAAACTTTTGGACAGTACGCCAAGAGAAGATTGGGATAACACCATTATTGATATCTACATTAAAGAGTTTGGGGAGGATGGCTTCCAAAGGGCTGTTGAGAACAGCCACCTACTATGGATGCTTCAACGAAATAGAACAATGCCAATGGACTTTCATAATGCCAATCAGAAAGAAGACTCTAAAAAACAGCAGGTACAGGAGCAGCCTTGAGGCTAAGTTTGCTTCAAACAATTCTGGCAAGGGCTATCAGTATGAACCGTTTTCTTTACCCTATGTAATGAAACGTAATTATAAACCTGACTTTGTTATTGATGATGTGTTGATTGAGTGTAAGGGTTTCTTTCGTCCAGGTGACACACTTAAGTACAAGTCAATACGAGACAGCTTGCCAGACTATGAGTTGGTGTTTGTACTTTCTGATCCAAACAAGAAGGTACGAAAGGGAAGTAAACTAACAATGGGACAGTGGTGTGAGAAAGAAGGGATCAAACACTTCACTGTGTATCAAGATAAACAGCTTGATAACTATTTGGAAAGCCGGAGGAAGCATGAAGATAGCAGTGATACCTGATTGTCAGGTTAAGGATGATGTACCAACAGAACATCTTGAGTGGGCTGCAAGGTATATCGTAGATAAGAAACCAGATGTGATTGTAAATCTTGGTGACTTCTGGGACATGCCTTCACTTAGTAGTTACGATAAAGGGAAGAAGGACTTTGAAGGACGTAGATACAGTAAGGATATTAAGTCTGGTAATACTGCAATGGACTTGTTTCTTGCACCAATTAAGAAAGAGATCAGCAGATTAAAACGCAACAAGAAGAGGTTGTGGAATCCTAGAATGGTGTTTCTACTTGGAAACCATGAACAACGGATAGAACGTGCTGTAAATGCCGATGCCATCTTAGAAGATGTGATTGGCTACAACGATCTTAATCTATCTGATTGGGAAGTGTTTGACTACCTAGAGCCTGTAATTATTGGTGGTGTAGGGTTCTCTCATTTCTTTACGTCTGGTGTAATGGGCCGTCCTGTATCAAGTGCTAGGGCTATGATTACTAAGAAGCACATGAGCTGTGTTATGGGCCATGTACAGGACAGAGACATAGCGTTTAGTAGGAGAGGTGATGGGACAGCTATCACTGGTATCTTTGCTGGGATATTCTATCAGCACAGTGAAGGCTATCTAGGACATCAAGGAAACAATAACTGGTCTGGTATCTGGATGCTGCACGAGGTAGATAACGGCAGCTTTGATGAGATGCCTGTTTCGTTAAGGTTCCTTAAAGACAAGTATTCAGATAACAAAAGGAAAATAAAATGCAAATAGTATTTATGGCTGAATGTGGACTGACACCAACACTTAATCCACTATCTTTTAGCAAAGAATCTGGAAGAATTTTGTTATTTGGTCTACCATTGTTTGGCTTCTGGTTGCCTTACATTGGGTTTACCACTTTCTTTATTGACGAATCAGAACTAGAAGAAGGTGTAGAAGTAGAATGTTTCTTAGTACAGTTCGTACTGTTTGGGTTTTTTATTGTTTATAACGTATTGGAGAAAGAATAATGGAAATGGGTTTATATGAGTCGTATATCCATAAATCAAGGTACGCAAGGTATCTACCAGAACAACAACGAAGAGAAACGTGGGAAGAAACTGTAGCACGTTATATCAACTTCTTTAGTAAGCGTACTGACAACAAGTACGAGAAAGAATTTCAAGAGCTAAAAGAAGCTATCTTGGATTTAGAAGTCATGCCAAGTATGAGGGCAATGATGACAGCAGGAGAAGCCCTTGATCGTGATAACGTAGCTGGGTTTAACTGTTCCTACTTAGCCATAGATCACCCTAAAGCATTTGATGAGATGATGTACGTCTTGATGTGTGGTACTGGTGTAGGGTTCAGTGTTGAACGTCAGTACATACAGAAGTTGCCTGATGTTGCTGAGAAGTTTCATGATACTGATACTACAATCGTAGTGGCAGACAGCAAGATTGGATGGGCCAAGGCTTATCGTGAACTGATCTCATTATTGTATAGTGGTCAAGTTCCATCTTGGGACATCTCAAAGATACGCCCAGCAGGAGCAACACTTAAAACTTTTGGTGGTAGAGCAAGTGGACCTGAGCCATTGGTTGATCTGTTTAACTATACTGTCTCTGTATTCAAGAAGGCAGCAAAGCGTAAACTAAACAGCATTGAATGCCATGATATTTGTTGTAAGATTGCACAGATCGTAGTAGTTGGTGGTGTACGTAGGTCTGCCCTGATCTCACTCTCTAACCTTTCAGACGATAGAATCCGTAGAGCAAAGCATGGGCAGTGGTGGGATGAAGAACCCCAGCGTGGCCTTGCAAATAACTCTGCTTGTTACACTGAGAAGCCTGACTTTAATGCTTTCCTAAGTGAGTGGGTTTCTCTGTATGAATCCAAGTCTGGAGAGCGTGGTATCTTTAGTAGGGTAGCCAGCAAGAAACAAGCAGCAAAGAATGGACGTAGGGACACAGACCATGAGTTTGGTACTAACCCATGCTCTGAGATTATTCTTCGTCCTAATCAGTTTTGTAATCTGTCTGAGGTTGTTGTTCGTGCAGACGATACCATTACATCACTAAAGCGTAAGGTTCGTATTGCTACTATTCTTGGTACACTTCAAAGCACACTGGTTGACTTTAGGTATCTCAGATCAGTATGGAAAAAGAACACAGAAGAAGAAGCATTGCTTGGTGTATCACTGACTGGGATATTGGACAATCCTATTATGTCTGGGAAGATTGATGCTGCTGTTGCTTGGAATGCCCGATGCAACGCATTTGAAGAAGAACAATACTACGCGCCAGACAAACAGTATCTGCTTGGTGGCGACTATTATGACTACCTTAGCATAGACAACACTTGGGATTGTTTCTTAGGTGAAGAGTATGATGAAGACGATGAGGAAGAGGTTGAAGATCTTTCTGATATTCTAAAAATACTACGTCAAGTAGCTGTTGATACAAACAAAGAGTGGGCTGAGAAACTTGGTATCAACCAGTCTACCGCTATTACTTGTGTTAAACCTTCTGGTACTGTATCCCAGCTTGTAAACTCTGCCAGTGGTATTCATGGACGATACAGTGATTACTATATCCGTAGGGTACGTGCTGATATGCGTGATCCATTGTGTCAGGTATTAAGTAATGCTGGTGTACCGTGGGAAGTAGACGTTACAAGCCCAACTACGGCAGTGTTTAGCTTCCCACAGAAAGCACCAGAAGGTTCTGTAATGTCTTCAGATCAAACTGGTATGGATCAGCTTAAGCTGTGGTCTATTTACCAAGAGCATTGGTGTGAACACAAGCCATCCATTACTGTGTACTATAATGACAACGAGTTCCTTGAGATTGGCAATTGGTTGTACAATAACTTTGATGAAGTTAGTGGTGTATCTTTCTTACCCTATTTGGATCACTCTTATGTGCAACCACCATATGAAAAGATTACGAAGGAACGTTATGAGGAGTTGTTGCAGAAGATGCCAACAGAGATTGACTGGAATATCAATGAAACCACAGACCAAACCGAGGGTACACAAACACTAGCTTGTACAGGAGGACAGTGCGAGATATAAAAACTAGGGGGCCATTGCAGCCCCCTTTTTTTATTTCTTTTTGTTTTTCTTGGTCTTCCCTGCTTTTGATAGTGCAATAGCAATAGCTTGCTTCTGCGGTTTCCCTGCTTTTATTTCCTTACTGATGTTTTCTGAGATTGCTTTCTTTGAGCTACCTTTCTTTAGTGGCATGTTATCACCACTTAGCCTTATCAGCCCAATAGGCTGCACTCATCTTACCCTTTGCAATGTTCTTACCGTGTCTTGCTTTGAATGATGCACGTTTCTTTTTCATTTCTTCTGACTCACCTACTTTAGGTTTACCAGCAGTCTTAGCTCCCTGCTCACCAAAGCGAATAGTCTTAACCTGTTCGCCCTCTTTGGCAACTACAACATGGGACTTCTTAGGGTGACTTGGTGTACGCTTTGGTTTGTTATAACCTGATACCCCTGCGCGTTCCAGTCTTGAGTCTTTCTTCATTTAGTTAAACCCTTCTGTTTTTCGTATGTTCTTAAACCACCAAGCCCAAGCATACCAAGCAGTATAGTCATAAGACTGCTCATATCAAACTCTGGTAGGTTTTCTATTGGTGTCCCATACATAGCAGCAATAAACACAATAAACGGCTGTAGGACGAAATGGTAGCCCATAGAGGCACTACATATCCAGCCAATAGAAGGTCGCCAACCACTAACAAATAGTGACGGGCTTTTGGCTTCTTCTTTGTTTACGTCAACCTGGGCCAGTGAGATCTCATGTGCTTGATTCTCTGCAAGTGTTGCTATCTCATGTGCCAGTTTGTTTCTCTGATCCTTGTCTTCTATGAACTTATCAAGGATACTAGAAACAGGCCCAACAAGTGTTCCAATTAGATTTAACATTGATCAGTCCTTTGGTATAATGAACCTACGAGAACGAAGTTCAGCCATAAGATCTTTAGTAATTAACTCTTTACTACGCAGCTCTTTGAACTCGTTTGGATATTGCATGATGTAGTCTGCCCTATCACTGATACTCATGTTTTTAAACATCTTTTGTTTTGCTGTAATGTTAAGTCCACTTTCTTTTATTTCAGTTTTTAATTTCTTGAGGTATTTTTTTGCAAGCAGTGGATCTGTTTTATACAGGTCTTTAATGCTGGCTAGTTTTTCTTCTTTGGTTCCTGTTAATTCTGAGTAACCATCTCCTTCTTGTACATCAAACTCAACATCTGTTATTACTCCTTTTGAAAGATTTAAGATATCCTTGCTTGATACACCAGAGTCTTTCATCTTTTGCATTGCATCATTTTCAGAGTAACCAAGAACCCTTAAGTTTTTATAATGCTGTAACAGCTCTTGTTTGATTGCTTTGTTTGTTGTATTAACTTCGTTGTACAAACGCTGCCTTTCATTTGCATCAATGTTTTTATACTTAACAGCAGATGTATACTTAGACTTTTCTAGGTTAGCTCTTTGTGCAGTGTTCTTAATCTTAAATGTTGCAGACTTGTCAATGTCCATCTTGTTTAAACGAATACCAAACTGTCTTTGAATAACAGACTTTGTAGTTTGATCAGGTGCTTCACCAATGGCATCAATAAGTTTTTCGTATTCCCTTGCAAAGCCGGGCTTGAATGCTTCATCAATAAAGAATGTCATCTTATCCATATAGTATTCAGCACTTTGTTTTTCTGCACGTGTGATTTCTTTGCCGTTTTTATCAAACCCATTAACAGCTCTCATTGCAGATTGAACAATAAAGTTACCTTCACCAAGGAAGTTATCTGCAACCATAGAAGTAAGATTGCTTAGTGGTTGATCTGATACACCAGCATTAATAGCCTCAGAAACAATAGTATGCGGTATCAAGTAAGACATATTCTGGTAGTAATACTCACCAGTCTCTTTGTCTTTAGTAAACAACAAGGACTTCTGTTTATCCCAAGGCGCAACAATAGTCTCACGAAGAGCCTGTTCTTTTTCAGGAGTTACTTCGTTATTTGCATTGATAGTTTGTCTAGCTGTTTCTGCACCTACAATTACAGTAGTAAGGGCAGCCAGTCTTTTAGCACCCTCAATACGCATTGCATTTACATTCTTTTCACCATATGCACCAAGACCCTCACCAAAAGTTCCCTTCATCATTTGACCAGCAAACTTTGCTTGGTTATGCAGGTTACGAATAAGCTCTGTTGTAAAGATTACAAACTGTGGCATAACACCATAACGAGTTGCTAAACGAATAGCAGGGTTTTGCATTTCATAGTTTTGATAAGTATCGTTTGTAATTTTTGCTGCAAGTTTTTTAACATCCTGCTCTTTCATTAAGGGATAAAACTTGTTTATTGTTGATATGTTCTTTTGCCATACAGCATAGCGGAAACCAACATCAGTAACTTGATATGCTTTACCAAGCGGATCAAGAATTTTCTGTGCCTTACCACTAAACCACCCTTTATCAACGCCTTTAATAATGTCAGAGGCAATTACGTTACCAGAAGACAAACCATACTTAACCATGTCAACATAGTCACTATTAAACTTAACACGAGATATGCTGTCACTTCCACCAATTAACTTTTCAACACTCTGAAATTCAGAGCTGGCAAGTTTCATCCCTTTCCAAGCAGCCCTAGAAAAAGGATTAATACCCTGAGCAGCAAGTGTTGCAATAGCACCAAAGGCGTTTGTAAAGTATGATGGTGGGTTCATCAATACTTTAACTGCTTTAGACGAAGAAACCAGAGTACGATAAATATCGTCAGCACTCTGTGCAACAACATTGTCTAGTTCTTTGTTTACACCAGAAAGGTATGTTTGAGAAATAGCAAGTTGCACATGATTAGGAACATAGACACCTGTATCAACATCACCTTTTAGTTTAAGTTTTGTAAAGTTTGTTTCATCAATAAGCTGTCCAGGTTGTGGCCTTATACCAAGACCAGCTTTTAACATTCCTTTTGCAATGTTAATATCGTTAATGTTATTAAGAATAATTCTTGATTGTGATTCAAGTGTTCCTCTTATAATCTCACCGGGTTCAGTTATCTCACCAAGAAATCTTTTAACAGCAGGGCTTGGATCAGTTTTGAATTCAAACCTTTTGCCAGTTGGAGTATAAGATAACATTCCACCAGCCTTCCTAGCAGCAGCAGACGTACTGACATATCTGTTTATGTCTTTTGTAGCAAGTTCCCTTGCTCTTTTTTCGGTTATTGCTTTTGTACCAGAAACTTTTTCCTTGTTAATTTTTTTTAATAGCTTGGTTAGTTCAGCAACTTCCTCTTTTGGAAGATTAGGATCACGAAGTTTTGCAATAATTGATTGAGTATCTGCTTCAATTACAGCTTTTCTATTTAGTGCTTCTTGACTAGTTTTCTTGCTTTTTTCTAAATAGCCTTGTGTCAACTCTTCAACAGCTTCTTTTCTAAGTTTAGGATCAAACTTAAAATCAAAATCATCAAATGAACGATAGCGAGTGGCTGTATATATGCCCTCACCTTCTTCAATGTGAGACTTAAGTTTTTTAATATGTGATTTTTGTTCCTTTGCAGATAGATTAGAAAACTTGTAGTTCTCAAGCGCATACAAACCCCGCACTTCAATTTTCCTACTGGTATCAATAAAAGTTTTTAAATCACCAGCAAGTCTAGTACCAGCTATTTGTTCTGGTATTTCTCCAGTTCTAAGTGCATAGTCAGCAGCATTTCTAAGCTGTTGGTTTTCTCCAATTTGATCTGTTACAGACTTGTCTAGTCTGCTTGCTAAAACAATAAGAGACCTTTGCTCTTCATTACCATAGAAAATCCTATCCGCTACTTCCCTAGTTAGTACCTTTTTAGGACTAATAGCATTTACAACTTTTTGAAATGGCGTTAGGTCATCATCTGCTAAACTTAGAATATTTAATAGTTGAATGTTGTCTTCCTGTTCAACTTTTTTCTTTACGCCCAAAACAATGTTCTCGGCTTTAAGTCTTTCGTCAATCGTCGGTACTTCTTTAAAGGATGTACTTCTTGCAATGTCATCCCCAGTAATCTCATTGTTTACAACTAAACGATCAATTTGTTTTGGTGTCTTACCACCAATCTTATTCATAACTCCCTGAGTACCAGCACCAAAAATACCACCAAAAGCACCGCCTAAAAAAGCACCTTTTGCCAATTCTTCAGGGGTTGGGGCGCGTCCTTCATCAATAACAGCAATAGCAGCTTGTTGTGATCCACCAACAGCAGCACCACGTTTGGCTTGTGCGCCAGCAGAGATAGCAATCTTTTCTCCACGAGAAAGAACTTTACCAGCCTTAGCTGCTGCTTTTTCTGCATTCTTTACTGCCTTTGCTCCAGGTAGCATATTAGCAAAACCACCAACAATAGCTCTGCCCCAAGAGTATTCGTCTTTTCCTTCTATCTCTTGTGACGTTAAATCCCCAGCAACACCAGAAGCAAACGAAAGGACAGGGTAAGACAAGCCAAAAGTATAGGGGGCCAGAGCGGCCCCAGCTATATTACCAGCAGCAGAAATACCAATGTCAGCAGCAAGACCACCAGCAAACTCACCAGCGGTAATTTCTTCAGCGTCTGTTGGTTGTTGTTGTTGTCCTGTTTGTTGTGCTGATTGTTTTGGTTGATCTTCAATTAATTTAAATCGATCCTCACCAATTTGTTCATAACTAAGTCCATTTTTTTGACTTACATAAACATCGCCTATCGCCATTACAATTTCCTATTTAAAAATCTATTTACCTTACTTTCCGTTTGTATTTTTATATAAATCTTTATAAGTTGTAAAGTTTAAATCTGGAAGTTTAAACTGGCTAATACCAAGTTCATTTGGATCTTTTGGTTTTTCTAATTCTTTCTTGCCAGTAGAAGAATACCACTCCCAGTAGTCTGGTAAATTTAACTTTGGAAGTTTAAACTGGCTAATACCAAGTTCGCCAGCGGATCCTTCTTTTTGTGTATTATCACCATTACCACCGTTACCACCATTGTCATTAGTATTATTTTCGTCAGTTTTAAATTGATCTAAGAAAGACTCTGGCACTACAAAATCATCACCGTAAACAGATTTAAAACTTTGATAATACTCTATAGGATCAAATGCATTAGTAAGGCCAGACACAAATTTATCTGTTATAGCTTCTTGGCGTTTGGTTATTCCTTGACTGCCCTTTGAAAGATTTTCACCAATTTGTTGATAAGCATACAGGTCATTAGCTGTACCACCAACCTGATAAAAATTTTGTAATGCTTTATTTCTTTCTTCTTCTGAAATATCTTTATCAAAAATTGTTGATAAAGCAACTCCTTTATCGCGCATATCAAGTTCATCAGAAAGTTCATCTGCCCCCTTGATCTGTTCATCCCTGTATTGCTGTCTGCGACGTTCTGCAAGTTGTTCATAATTAGCAGCTAAGTTTATATATTTGGTATACCCTTCTTGGTCTCCAACCTCTTTTGCTGCATCTGCTAAAATCATAAAACGACGAGGATCATCCGGCCTGTCAACATTGGCGAGTCTTTCGTTAAGTGCAGTTTGTTGTGCTTCTGCTTGCTGCGCCTTTTCCATTTCTGGATCGCCAGAGTATTTATTTTTTAAAAAAGCAGCACCAAGGCCAAGCAGAGTACCAGCCTGTTGTGTCTGTCTTTGCTCAAAATTTCTTGTGTTAAAAGTACTTTCCAAAAGGTCTTGCGATCTTTTTAATCTTTTAGCCCTAAGCTCTTCTGTAGTTGGCCCAAAAATACTTCTAATCATTCCAGCCATTATCGTATTACTCCAATCATATCATAGTTAAATGTTAACGACCCGTGACGGCAGTTGAAGCGCCGTTTGTTTGATATGCAGCATAAGCTTTAGCACCGGCAACAGCAAGATCCATTATTCCAGACCCCTTGCCACCACCACCACCACCAGCAAGATTAGCACCAGCATTTGCAGAAGCAGCAGCAGCTTGTCTTATCATTGCTTCACGTTCAGCAGCACCAGTAACAAGACCCTGCTCAAGACCAAGTACAGAACCAGTGGTTCCAAATGCACCTTGATAGCCAGCTAATAGGTTAGCAAGCTGTTGTTGTTGTGTTGCTTGGTTCAATGTGTATTGTTGCTGTGCTTGATTAAACGCTTGTTGTTGTTCGCTAACAGCAGAGGCACGAGAACTAGCATAGGCTTCTTGCAGTGCTTGTGACTGGCCTCTACTTAAACCAAACGCATCTGGTTGTACCATTCCACCAGCACCTGCACCAGCAGTCTCACCAGCAAGCATAAGCCCCATACGACCTGATCCAAATAGATCAGACTGTAGCTTCTGACGTTGCTGTGCAAAAACAGGATCAAGAGCAGCTTGTTGTTGTGCAAAGTATTCCTGTGTTGCTTGGTCAATTGTTTTATCAAAACCAAAAGCTGGCAACTCTCGACTTGCACCTTCTAAGTAACTACTTAGTAAAGGTTGTGCTTGTGAGAGCCCTGTGCTATATAGTTCTTGTAACGCAGGATCAAGCTGTTGTGAAAAATTATATCCAAGCCCGTTTTGCTTTAGCTGTGTACTTCCAGCAATGCTACGATAAGTATAGGGCTGAAATTGTGCGCCCGGCATTGGTTTAGCAGAACCTCCACCACCACCTTTTCCACCACCACCACCCATTAGTATATCTCCTGTACAGGCAATTCATAAAACATAAAACGAGACTGAAAGCCATCGTCTTTAAATACTTTTCCCCAACCACCACGGCCAAGTGACTCAATAATGTCACAACCAATGGTGTAGGAAAACTTTTGTATTGTTTGTATCATGTCGTCTTTCCATAAGTGCAAATCAAATCCACCAGTAAAGTGCATTATCATTGACCTTAGCTGTGGGTAATCAAGTGGCTCAGTAACAACAAAGCCGTATATTGTATTGTCTTCGTGTGCAATCCAAAGCTGTTGGTTTAGATTTCTTTTTAAACCATTCTTAATATCGTTTGCAGTAAATCTACCATAGGTATACTTTGCAGCACCCTCTACATACTCCTTTATTTGAAACCAGACAGCATCTATTTCGTGATTAGGTAGTTTAGTAATCTGCATTTTATTTACCTATTGCTAACCAGAAAGCACCTGCCCTATCTCCAGCATCGTTTACTAGAACACAACCAGAAGTAGTCCAAGAATTGTTCTTCACATATAGACCAGCACCAGTAGAGTTGTTATACTCTTCACCGTCATATTCACTACAGAAAACTGCATAGACAGCGTTTGGAAAAGTTATGTTAAAAGTTACAGTTGCTGTTGTAAAAGTTCCAATGCCAGTTATTCTACCCCACTGCACTGTTAAACCATCTGGTAGTATATAATAACCATTATTTCCTAATAAAGAGTTGCCAGTAAAAAAACCTTCAAGAACAGATACCCTACCTTCGTAGTCCAAGGACTCCGTTTGAAGAGTATCAATCTCGCCCTCTGCTGTTGTTAGTCTATCAGATAGCACATCATCAGCAGCCTCGTAAGCAGCAGTGATAATACTCGCAGAGGCAACATCAGCAGCAGTAACAAAAGCAGTAGTAGCAATCTGTGTTGTATTAGTGCCAGGAGCAGCAGTTGGTGACAGTGGTGTGCCTGTTAGTGTTGGGCTTATTGAGTTTGCTTTAGTTGCAATAGCTGTTTGTATTGCGGTAAACTCATCATCAATCTCAGTGCCCTTTACAATTTTGTTTGCATTGCCACTGGCTAAAGCATCTTTTGATGCAAAGTTTGTTGTCTTTGAGTAATCAGTCATGGTTAAATAACCCTACCTTGTTTTGCATAAACGTCTAGTTTTTGTACGCTCATCTGAGCACCACTAATCATAGTCTCGATGCCAATCTGAATAATGTCTCCAGCACCCGCTACAGAAGAATCAACGCGGTCTAGTGCAATCCCAGAGTTATATTCTGCAATTGTATCTGCATTATCACCATACTCTGCTATGCCGTACTCAGAGACAGACAAACCAGCAAGTGTAAAAGGAAAGCTAAAATAGTTTGTGGTATAGTCGTATCCGATCTTTAGTGTAAGCTCTTGTGACGATGAACCAATAGCAGTGATAGCAGCCCTTTTAACAATCTTGATAATGTTTGGCATATCAAAATTAAAATGGTTTGTAAAGTACCGCATCAAGTATGGTTCTTCATTATCCGTGTACAAGCCGTACTCTGCTACCCCATCTGTCTGTGCTAAGTATAGAACATTATCAGTCTTATCGTATGCAAAATTTGTATGTGTTTGTTCAGGCCAAATAGTTACACGAAGAGACGTATCTTCTAGTTTACCACGAGTATCAAATACATAAGACAATCCAGCACTAGGAAGATACAATAAATAGAATGCTTGTTCTGGAAAGTAAACAGATTTAATAAGGTCTTTGTCTGTTTCTCTTGTTACCGTATTAACAAATGTATCACGAATGTTCTTCGTAATATCTGACATTGGTGCAGACTTTTCTTGAATAGTTCTGCCAAGACTTCTTAAGCCCGTGGCAGACAAGAACAGAATATCAGAACCAATACTTTGTATAGAGTCTCTAGCAATGCAACCAACACCATCAATTACCTCAACTAAACGAAGAGTGTTTACATCAAAACTTCCTTGGAACGAATCAGTGTCCTCAAAGATAATAATGTTGTCCTTACAAAATACAATCAAGTAACCATTGTGTGCACCAAGCCCAGTAATCTGGTCCGATCCTTTTGAAAGGATACCAGCAATGTTAATGGAACCAGCACTACCAGTTCCCCACTTAGCACCATTCAATAAATCAGAGAAGTAAACAGTTGTTTTGTTTGTTGTTGTATCAGCAGCCCATAGACGACCATAAGCAGACATAACGATGTTTGCATTTGGTGCTGTACCGGTGTAGTCTGTATGTTGATCTATACTTTTAAATTCATCCGTTGTTGTTTCGTTTGTATAGTATAGGGGCTTATAACCAATCTGAAAGAAATAACAACGATCATTTAGTACAGCAGACTGCCAGTTGCCATCAGATACTGTATCACTAGTGGTTACTGTCAAGCTGCTTAGTGCTGTGGTTCCTTTGTAAAAAGTATCATCAGACCAAGACAGGACAGTATTTACTCCGTCTATAGCAAGGAAAGGTGCAACTCCCTTAAGCCCAACCCCAGTACCACCAGAAGTAGTACGATAAAACCAACCCTTTCTTGCACCAAGCCTTCCATACTCGTCGATAACACAGTTGTTTGCTTCAAGGGCAAATCTTGGATCGTTGGCAACACTAGATTCTTGTGTGTTTAACCCAAGAAATGCAGGTGCTACTAAAGATGCTGTTCTAAGTTCTTTAGACATTACGATGTACTCACGATATAACCAGTTTCTTCAAGGGTTAAAATACAAGATACACCAGCAGAACCAGCCTGTCCTTGAATGACATATCCAGGCTCAAGCATTACATAAATGCCTGCTTGTCCAAACAATATATAATCACTAGAAGTAAGAGATTTAGCACCAACAACAGTAATGGTATCACTGTTTACAATGCGTATTCCCACATCATTAATAGTTGATCCAGTACCGTTACTGGCAAAAGCCATAACCCATTTTACTCTTGTGTTGTCTGGCACTGTATAAAGGGTTGTCCACGTTGTTTCTAGGCTTTCAACCAATACCGTCTTAGACTTCATAAAACAATGTCTCCTCTGGATGCTTAGTTGCATCTAAAGCAATGGCATCATCTAAGGAATTCTTAGCTCTTGCGTATGCACTGGCTGGATTAATACCACCATCTTCTCCACGCTCTTCTACCGCGATAGCATAAGCAAGAAGCTCTACAGGTCTTGCTGGAATAACCAAAGTATCAGCATCAGCTACAAGATCGTCATTACGAAGAATACAGTTAAACCTAAGATTATAAGCACCATCAGGTTTTGGATAGATGTCAACTTGTGTATCTCCATTCACATCAACACCATTAAAGCTGTAGTGTATTGGGGATCCTGTTTGTGGAGTACCTATAAGGTAGTACTGTGTCATTTCGTGTGCTGGCAGATAACGAAGAAACACATCATCCGTATCATTCAACACATCCAGAATAGTAATTTTGTTTTGTGATCCTGTAAGCACATAGTTAAACACGCCGGATTCTGTTGTAGCACTAAGTGTTGTACGAAGGGCAGACCAACCCCATGCGTTCTCAACAACTTCTTTGGCATCATTGATAATAACACCAATCAGAGTTGAGTACCGCGATTCGTTTATAGTACCAACAGGACGTTCTCTAAGCCGCTTTAAGACATTATTAACTAAATCTAGGTATGTCATTTGTCTGCCTTGTGGTCTAATTTAATTTCAATAGTTTCTAGCTTATTATAAAGCCGTTCCATGAACTTATTAAAATCTTCTCTTGTTAGATAGTTACCAGCAACAATAACCTCAATCTGATTTACTTTTTTAACTATCTCTTCGTCTGCTTTCTGTAAGTCTGTTACAGCACCCCACATGACACGAAGAAAGAAACCAAGCAAACCACTAATCCCAGCAACTAACCAATTAAATAATTCTTGTTCCACTTGTTTCTCCCTACTTATAATTAAAAGATAGTGGCCCGCCAACACGGACAGCAATAAAAAACGAAATAGCAACTGCAAGTTTTAGAGGAATCTTTGTAGTTGGCCCATTAAAAGTATCACGCAGCATAGCCATCAAAAACTTCCAATCGCATTCCAGCCTGCGAAGCTCTGATCCACCCTTACGATAACCATCGTCATGCTTTATACAGGATGCCTCAAAGAACCAACCAAATAACTTTTGTCTTAACCACCTTGGCATCCACGCTGGACCACAAGCTGCGCTGCTCATTAGAAGAAACTCGCCCTAAACGGAATCCATACAGCCTGGAAAGCTGCGTAGTTTTCTGGGGTGATCGCCAACGTGTTGCCGTTCTCAAATTTAAAGTTAGCAGTTTGCCCAGATACTATCCATTCTCTAATGGCTGACAGCCCCCACATATCCTCAGCAGTGGCAGAACACATGATCCCTTCAAACTCCACCCCAGCCAGTTTATCCACCTGCCTTTTGACTTCTTGCGCTGCTACCAGTTCATCACCAGAAAGCGGCACTATAATTCGTTGTTGAATAATACTCCCACTACTTTCAATAAGATCGCCATCCACTACAGTCTCTGTGTACGGATCAAATACTGGGTCATCCTGAACAACATATGGATAGACACCATAATCAGCCAAGCCAACCGTGTTTGTTCCGTCAAGCCAACTGCGAGGAAAACTTGTGTGTGGGTGGTCTGCTTTTAATTCACCAAATGAATAGGGCGCAAAAGTTCCGTCCTGTAATGCTTTGCAAATTTTCATCAAATCACCGTATATTCAAAAGAGGCGCAAGACATTGTTGGTGTTGCTGTAGACGAACTTGCTGTTGTAGTGAAGTCGTTGGTTGTACTGTCCTCACTTGTAAGAACATACCCATGCCATAACATATCACTTTCGGTAACAGCATCCGCAGTTTCTACAACGGAATCAGTACCAGACCACGTTCCAATGCAAGTAGCAGATCCACCGCCAAACCTAACTGCAATAACAACTCCGCCTGTTGTACACTCTATATCTGCCGTTGTTAGGGTGGTAGTGGTAACAGGGTTGGATGCCGTTCCAGAATCTAGTGCTGTTGTTGCTGTAGTATTGAAAGCGTATTTGGCTATTCTTGCAGCGGTTGTTGTACCACTAAAGCTAAAAACATAATCCCCGCTGGTTCCAGTTGGAACTTTTGCATACACAATCGCTGTTCCACCTTGTGTTGCGCTAAGGTCGGCAACAATAGTAGCTGAAACTCCGTTGATACTTGCACTATTAAGTGTACGAGAAGCGGTAGCACCCCAAGTAATGGATACGACAATCATCCTTTCTGGATGCACAGTTCCCAAACCGTTAGCAGAAAAAGTTCTAGTGGCGGTATTGTTTGTTTGTACGTTAGTGGCTAAGAACTCAAAGTTAAAACTAAGTTCACCGCCGTTCCCTGTGGTTCTTCTTAGTTTATGCCCTGTAAACATTACGCATCACCTATGTGTGCGCCATAAAGAACAGAGTTGATCTGCCATAACTCGATAACTGCATACCCTGAGGTAGGCAATGTTGGTGCTGATCCACCAACCCATGTAATAGTGGGCCATGTAATCGTGTACGCAGTACCATCGTCAATCATGAGTGTGACAGCTTGACCGTCTGCCAATGATTCAGTGAATGTGGTATTTGAACCTAATGTTTTATACTGTAAGGTTCCATTTGCTGGATCAATTACTGTTCCTGTTAAGCTGTACTGTGTTTCAGATACTTCTTTAAAAGACTGCTCTAAAGTCCAAGTGTTGGCTTCATCTATTTTTGCAGTAGCTACATCGTAGCCCTGTACTGTGACTCCTATATCACCAGAATCTAAGTAACCCGCTGTAGCATGGTTTCCCCACCCAAAAGCAGTATCCCAGTTACTAGAGTTATTCGTAGTGGTGTTCCAAGAGGAAGCAGTATAAACGGGATCAGTCTCTGTGTAGCTTGTGAGATATCCAACAAGAGAATGGTCACCCCACCCGACTGCTATAT